CCCTTACGGAAAGTGAGTGACTGTTTTCGCTGCCGACTCCTGGTTGCCATTGCTTCAATTGCCACACGCACGTTCTCGTCGTTCACTTGTATTTCGTGGCGGTGCCTGGCTTGCCAGCGTGCGAAGCCATAGCGGACGATGCTTTCAGCTACGGCTTCAGGCTCGTTGCGCGCTTCCTCAAAGCGCACCTTATGCACCCAGTCTGCATCCAGCCACGGCGCGTATAATTCCCACCGCGCCATCACGCCAGGATACCCCTCTATCCCGACGATAACGGCTTCCAGCACCTCGTCAAATCCGCCCAGCGCGCGGTATGCATCACGACCTAAATGTATGAATTGCTCCTCATCGTCTGATAGAACGTGATATGCCTGAGATACCGCAACGTCTCGAAAGTCACGGTATATGAAAATATGTGATACTCCCAGATAATACAGGAAGCGGTCAATGTCGTGCGTATATCCTGCATGTGATTTGATAAACTCGTGATGTCCTAGATAGCCTATGCGGTAAAGTGTCATCTCCAGCGGTGCCCACTCGTTCGACCATGCGGCATTTTGAAACGTTCCCGCCCAGGGTCCTTCTGGCAACTCACTAACGATGGGTACGGCCTGCGCAATCGGCTCCAGCATCAAGGCAATGAGGTGCAAGCCCGCTTTCGGGAAGCCGTTCAGGAACCACTTTGCAGCAAACGGGTGTCGTTCAGCTTCGGCCATCAATCGCAACTCTTGTACGTATCCTGCCACGTCACGTACACCGTGATCTCGCCTTCCTCCGGGTCAAACGGCGGCGGCACTACGTCCGTTTCGTCAATCGTGTCGCCGATCTCTCGCACCTCGTCGGCGTACAGCAGGTCGATGTCCAGCGTGCCCGACGTGCCCGCATCCTGGCCGCTCACCGCACCGAACCATATTTCGCTGGCGGTGCGGGTATCGTTGTTGCGGCCCGTCACGGTGTCCACTTCCTCGGCATTCAGGTACAGGATGATCTCGCCCCAGTCGCCCCAAGCCGGCTGCGGCGATGCTTGCCAGTACAGCTCTACCTGATTCCAGTTATCACCCGCCGTGATATCGTGATAGCCAGTCCAAGTCCTGACGGCTGCGTCGTCCAGGATGCTGGCCCGGACCCGCACATTGCTGCCGTCGTAATCCAGTTCTATGCTTCCCAGGACGTTGCCCGCGTTGTCCTGCACCTCCATGATGGTGAACTCATCCCCGCTTGCCATCGTCAGGCCGTTGGCGTTGAAATACATCCGCGTGTAGAGCGATTGCAGTCCGCCCAGGCTGTCGCGATACACGTAGTCACTCGCCCCAGCCAGCGTGACGCGGATACCGTTGCTCCCAGAGTATGCTGCCGCTGCACTGACTGCTGCATTGTTGGTAGCTGTAAAATCATCCAGCGTGTCGCACTGTGAGCGAAAAACACGGTTGGGCATAGTCCAGTCGTTCGCTTCGCGCCAGCCGATGTCAACCGCCGTTGCGCCTGGCGCACCCGGGCCATATTCCAGATACCAGTCGTACAGAGTGACGCTAGAATCCCCTGCATCAATATTGCCTGACCCTGCAGCCAGGGTATAGTCGGTGGTTTCCTCAAAGTCGGCTGCTGTGGTTATGCCGTTGGCTTCTTGGCCTGCCGTGGCCTGCACCCAGGCGAAGTTGCGCGACGCGCCATCGTACCACCAGATGTTATTCGCGCCGTCGCTGTAGTCGTTATAGTCAATAGTGAAAAGATTATGTGCCTCGGCGTCGTCAAAGTACACGTCGTAGCCCGATGCACCGTCGAAGATGCAGTTCAGCAACTGCTGCGCGCCGCCGCCCGTCCACCAGTGTGAGTACATCCATACAGCATTGCCAGGGCAGTTGACAAACGTGCAATTCGCCACTACGTTATCATCGCCGCGCATGTGAAGCGCGGCGTAGTTCGACGCGCCGCAGCCGTCAAATAGGCAATGGTCTACACGCATATAGCGGCAGCCCTTCACAGCCTCGCCGCCGTAGGTGTAGAAGAAGCGCATGCCCCAGCGGTGGCTCGCCGGGCTCCCCTTGATGCGGCAATTGAATACCCGGTGGTATTCACCGCCCAGGGCAATGGCAGTATAATCCCACCCGCCGCCGATCCCGTTATTCTCGATGGTCGTGTCCACGATGTAGCAAGAAGTGGACGCGCCCTTGAGGTCCACGCCTTCGTTGTTGTTGTCATGGAGGTTGCAATCGCGCACCGTCACCTGGCGCGTGTAGTCAGATTGCGGATCGCCGGTGGTGTTGCCGATGTATACGGCCTCGCCCTCCATGTTGTAGATTTCGCAATTTTCGATCCAGATGTGATGGGAGCTGTTTTGTATCTGGATTCCCGGCGCAACCGCCGCGCCGCCTTGGTCGCTGTCGTGCAACAGGCAGTCGCGGATGATCCAGTAGCTGCAATCGCGCGCCAGGATGCAGCCCGTTCCGCGCCCCTCGGAAATCTCCAGGCCTTCGATGTGGATATAGTCGGCGTTGGCGTCTCCATTCCACCGCCCGATGAGGAAGTTGTCGCCCGTGAGCGTGCCCGTGATGTGCGGCCGCACGCTGCCCGCACCGTAGGCCTGGATGGTGATGTAGTTGCCGAAAGAACCGGACGAGCCTTTGAGGTATAGCTGGTTCGTCCCGCCGCCCGACACCGTGAAGGTCTCGCCGCGCTTGAGATTGATCGTATCGCCAGCGCCGAAAGTGCCCGCGTTGAATTCCGTGGACACCTTGCCCAGCGTTTGCCACGGCTGTGCTTCCGTGCCAGGATTGCCGTCCGCGCCCAGCGTCGGGTCAACGTAGTAATCAGCCACCGTTCACCGCCACTATCTTCGGCCTGAACTCGCATTTTATCACCACGGCCTTGCAGTCCTCCGCAATCATCACCGTGCCGTGCGTTTTCATGTGATACATCACAGCGCGGCCCGTGAGCACGCGCCAGGCCAAGCGAAGGCGGGGCAGGATGTCAATCGTTGCGTTACGTAATCTTGCCATGATTGTCCCCTTGATTCTCTTCCCCACGTCAATACAATTGCGAGCACCAGCGGATTGAGCACGGTCAGCGCGCCCAGGGCGTACATCATTGCAGCGACGGTAGCGGGTGTCATAATGATGGCGGCCTCCCCGGCGTCACCGGCGCGTCCGTGAACTGGCGCTTGCAATCGCAGCGCCAGCCTCCGCAGGCCAGCGCCCTGCTTCCAGGCACCCAGCCGTATCTATCCCACACGCTGATGCGGTACACGCGGCCCGCCACCTTGCTGCACGATGCGCAGTGCTCAATTGTATCGCCGTAAATCCATTCTGCCTTGCGGTCTGCGCAGGCCATGCTCTTGCCGCGCTCACGAATATTATTGTATCGCTGCACCCACATATCGGCCCGGTCCATCAGCGGCCCTAGTTTGCCGCCGTTCTCCGGCTCTGGCAGGAAGTGCGGCGCTTGGAAGTACCATATAGGACTGCCACGCCCGATAGCCTTGGCGAAGCCACCTATGTAACCTAGCTCCTCGTACACTGCGCCGTCAATGACCTGCATCTCCTCCGGCGTCAGTTCCGCTGGCAAGATGCCGCATTCCTTTGCGCCGTCGTAAAATGCCTGCGGAATACCACGGCGGATGATCGTGTCCATCTCGCGGTAGAACCAATCATAGTCGCCGATGCCTTTCCACAGGCCGCGCGTTGCTGCGCGGATTTCTAGGCGGTAGTTTGATTCGCCGCGCGAGGCGGCAGTAGCTAGATTAGCCATTACGACGTTTCCACAATGCCCACAGTAGCCAGATCATGGTACCAAACCACCATATTGCGTAAATAGAGCCGAGTATAAGGCCAATCCATTCACAGAGGATACTAGACCGAATCATTTATTGCCGTCGTCTCTCCATTTTGACCAAATCGTCGCGGCGATAATCATTGCGAGGAATACATCGCCTACAATGCTGAGCACTAGAAACCATGGTGATATGCTAGCTTGTATGATAGTCCAAGACACAAATAGAGTTAGCATCCTGTCATTTCTCCTAAATCAATCGCCATCCGCGCAATCGTACATGCAGCCATCCATCAACAGGTGGGCTCGCCACGTAGCCCAGAGGCAAATCATCCTGGCTAGCAAGTTGTAGTTCTCCCGTACAATCGTCAACAACTACGCTAGCACCAATGAGCCAGTCCGAGTTGACATCGTTGCTAGGAAACTTGAAAATTGTCTCTAGTGCAGGGCCTGTATCAATCCAATCCCCGCAATCATAATCATATATTTCTAACTTTGCATTTGTGCCATAAACGCGCTTGACAGGTTCCTCTTCTGCGCTTGCGCTGTCACTCTGTGCCTGCCCGCCAAGCCCCAAGCTGGCAAGCAAGGCACCAATACCCCTTAGAAACTCACGCCGATTCAATTTCTTCCGCCTCCGATGTTTCTCGCCACCATAGCTCTAGTTCAAGCCCAGTCGCGTGTTTCTTCTTGTATATACTCAGGTTGAACTCAACGGGACGATTGGCTTCCAGCTTGTCCGCAGTCTTCCGCAATACTTCTACAACTTCTTCAAGAGTTATGAATGACACCTTTCACCTCCGCCAATTTCGTTAGTCCTCAATAACAAAATACACTATCAGCGCCAAGACCCAAAGGAGAACAATCTCAACTGGAATCATCTATGCCTCCTGCAGCGCTTCCCACGCTTCTCCCCGCCATCTTACTATAATGTCGCCAGACGATGAAGACAGACAGGATGCATCGAGAGGAAGCACAGACATGCCAGCACAGTCTCCGTTATATAGACACGATTCACATTTCCCTTGATTGACACAATCCAGTGACATGCGTGGCTCACCGTTACTCCATACTACTTCTTTGGGATGATATATATGCAATGTCATCCAGCTACCTCCACCAACTCAGTCAGCGCATACTGTACCACGTCATCGGCGCTAGCGTCCCCTGCGCGATAACGCGCCAGCGCGTGCGCCACCATCCCTGCCACCGTGCCAGGCTCCGGCTCCGGCGTCTCTTCCGGCAAGCCCTCCGGTTGCGCTTCTGGCTCTTCGGCGGGCGCTTCCTCTTCTGCTCCCTCTTCGCGCTCAGCCGGATAGTCCAACAACTCACGCTTTTCTGCATCGGTCAGTGGTGTTGCACCCGTCGCCGGATCAGTGAGCGCCTTTACCGCAACGGCCTTGTTGCGCATGATCACGGACTGCTCTTCCTCTGTCATCTCAACCAGCGGCGGCCAGCGCCGTTGTCCATCGGCGTCTAGTGCACCCACGTCATATTGCCCCGCGCTAGGAGCAGGTAGCGCACCCAGCCATATCAATCGGTCAACGCACGGGCGCAATATCTCTGGTTCTGCATAGTTCGCTTGCCGCGACGCGATAGCCCCCGCCCACTGGCGCATATCCTCTTTCGCCGCCGATAACTCGCCCTGCGCGCTGCCCAAGAGCACACGCTGTGGAATGCCGGAAGCCGCGGCAATGCAAGCAATGGTCACGTCAAACAACGCCCGCACGTCGGGGATGGGGCCTGCTTCTACGGCCTTGGGCTCGATGCCCTCCATAAACGTCATGCGCAATACGTCGTGTGCAGCCTTGCGCACTTCGTCAATCAGTCGCTCGCGGTAGTCGTCGTCCAGTGAACCATCGGCTTCGGTAGGGAAGCCATAGCCCTCTTGCGTAGTCAACAATTGCAGCGGACGCATATTGAGCCACGTTGCCTCAGCAGCGCCGCCCACGATCTTCATCAAATCATCTAGGCGATTGTATACCCGTTGCAAGCGCGACCTGCCGTAGACCTCGGAGTCTAGCTTGTCCTCTGCAATGTGTAGCACCCGTGTCCAGTGCACTTGTACATCAGCCTTGTCTTCACTGAGTTTGATGCTATAGGTAAGCGGCAGACCATACCGCTCACTGTTCGTATCACTATCCCAAGTTTTAATTTCAGCGCTGGCCTCAGAGAAGGGGCGCAAGTACAGAATATCGCGCCCGTTACTAAGCTTTCCCTTTTCTACAGGATCACTCAGTTTCACGCCTTCCTGGTTGCGCACGCCAACGAGTAGCACGCCATAGCGTCCGATACCGCTGAGGCGGTCCACGCGCATCAAATATGAGAACACGCGCAGGCGTTGCTCCAGTTCCTCCCATGCTTTGACAAACGCCGTCTCCACATTGTCGTCTTCGCTAATGAGCGGCGGGCGCTTCCAGGTGTCTTGTGCTGGCAGATCCACTACGCGCCCTGCGATGTCCTGGCGTTCGTATCGCCCTATGTAGTCGTCAACGCTGATGGTCGGCGGATAGCCCAGCGTCTCGTAGTAGTCCCGCTCGCCCTCATACGCCGTCTGGCCCAGGGCGCGGGCCAGAAGCAGGCGGCTGGAGGTGGTCGCCGCCAGGGTTATCAGTTCGTCTTGTGTGTATAGTCGTTCGGCCATCGTTGTTCCACCCATTCTATGAAAGTAACCAAGGCATCCAAAATCTGGGGAATGAAAAGCGCCTCAGCTACCACTTTTTGGAAATCCTTCAGTGCCCAGGCCAGCTCATCAAATGCGCTGCGCTCCAGTTCATTGCTCATACCGCTGCAAATCCCCTCACAATCCGCTTTTGCTTCGCAGGCTGTATCATCAATTCCGTGAGCACCCATACCAAGGCGTCCAGGCGGTCAGGCGATTTGTCCCCAGGCACCCAGTTACATAGCTGGTCCTCAAGCTCGCTGAACTCTCCAACGTGATGTACCCGTCCCCGCTCGTATAGCGCCGCCACTGGCTCAGCCCGCGTATGTTTGCCCCTGCTGGCCCGCAAGGAACGAAAGGCTACATCTTTACCGTCTTCTACTGTGCGGATCGTGTGTTCTACCATATCGCCGCCGTGGTTCACTTCTGCGGCCAGGCGGTCGGCATCGTGCAAATAGTAGGCTGTCACTGCCTCCGCCCCCCACTGCGCAGGCGAACCGCGTAGACTGCGATCATCCAACACGTAGCCATGTACCTCGCCGTTCACCTGCGCCACGCCAGCGGCGATTATGCCGCATTCCGCCCCGCTCGCTGTGCCGGGTGGATCCACGCCCACCGCAATGCGCACCAACGGCGGGTGACGGGTGACGTGTTCTATGATACTTCGGTTCCATAGAGCTGATGGGTCATCTTCAACTTCTTCGGCCTTGATTTCCAAACGGTGCGCCAGCGCCGTTAAATCGTCCGTGATTTCACCTAGCGCTTCGCGGCTTATGTATGGATTGGCGTGACTGGAAAAGTGAAATACCCCCCATCGCCCCGATCTATCTTCTTTGGCCTTATTGTAAAGTTCCTTTGCGTAATACGAACCGCGCCGAGGTGTGTAGATGAACACCGCGTCCCCATCGTTGTCCAACAGCATCGGAGCGCCCACCAGCCTCCAGGCGTCTGGCTTCATCAACTGAAACTCATCCAGTATCAGCAGGTCCGCATAGTCGCCCCGCAATGTATCCGCGTCCCAGGCCGTCTTAGCCCTGATGCGCTGCTCTGTGCCTGGCACTTCTATAACGTGCCGTGTCTCATTTTTGTAAAGTACGCCCGCGTCAATCGGTTCTGCCAGCGCCCGCTTGCATTCGTACCAGAACCGCTCTACCTGTTCTTGCGTTGGCACGGCATACAACACGCGCCGCTCGTCCATAAGGCCATTGACGGCCAGGTCCGCCGCCACCGTCGTCTTGCCCGCCCTGCGCCCTGCGCGAATCACGCGGCGCTTGGCAGATGACGCAGCAATCTTTTGTTGCTCAGGATGTAGCTTCCTCAGCCGTACCTTTAGGTTCATTCTCGCGTACTACCGTCAGCGTGACCGCCCCGCCAATGTTCAAGCCCTGCGGCGCATCTATGCCTAGTATCTTGCACCGCTTCTCTATACACCACTGCACGCCCGCCAAGAAACGCGGGTCGCCCGCCTGCCCCTTGCGCGTCCGCACTACCTTGTCAGGCTGGTCCTTTTCGCCCTCCTCTGGCGGCTTCCCCTCCTGCCGTACCGTTTCCGCGTCCTCGCAACTGCGCCGCCAGGCAGCGTAATATTCTCGCTCCAACTTGTCAACCTTGGCGATCTCGCGGGCCTTGGCTTCGTCAAAGTCAATGAGCGAAGATTTCAGCCATTCAGCGTGTAGCGCCTTGAGATCATTCGAGACCGTGGACTGCGAGAGTCCCACCTCGCCCGCAATGTCGGCTTGCAGCCACCCCTCCAGATACAGCTCGGCTATACGCCGCCGGTCACGGGCCAGTTGTGACTTTGACCGTCGCGGCTTTCTGCGTGCTTTTTCCTCGCTCATCGCTCAAATCGTCCCAAGTGCCAATATATCCCAAGTTTATCCCAAATCGCCGGGTCTCACTGTGCCACTCCAAGTCACTCATCTTCCCCGCCCGCCATCCCCGTCACCGCATCCTCCACCGCCTGCGCGTAGGCTTCGGGGTCACAGTAGAGATCGCGCAGAAACGCACGCACCAGCGCCAGCACCTTGCGCAGCCAGCGGCGGATCATCGCCTTCGCCTCTTCGCCTCCGCCACCAGCCGCCCGACGCAGCCGCGCCCGGCGCGGGCGTTGCACAGGACGCCATGCCAGGGATGCTCGCGGCGCTTGCGTTCGTTCGGTGCTACGGGGTGTATCTGATACATCATCCATGCAAAACGCATAGGCGGCGCAGTCACGGATACCGTATCGTCCATGCGGCCAGGCCACGGATTGTGCGGATAGGCGTCGATTTGCGTCACCCGCTCACGCCTCCCTCCCCAGGGGGCGCGGCCCCATTGCCACGCCCCCATGCCAAGGAAAGGAGAAAGTGAAACATCGGCTCACGCCGTTGCTTCCTACTCATCGCCGCCGTCCTCTCGCTCCAATAGGTCGGAGGCAATCCAGTCACGTGTGAGCGCACGACGCAATGACATCGCCAGCTTTAGCAACACCGGCGGTATCAATTCCAACAGCCACAGATACATGTGAATGTCGCGCCTTGCTTCTAGGCGCGCCAGCTTCGCTGTGGCCTTGCGCTCTTCGTCGCTCATGCCACTCTCAGTAATCGCATCCCGTACACCGCCCGCGCCACGTCCCAGTGATTCAGCGCGTATCGTTCCAATAGGCGGGTATAAGTACCATCCCACGGATCGGCTATTAGCAGATCGTCCCCGCTAGCCGTGAACTCCTCGGCCACCACGAAGTGCTGATCCTGCGGCGGCATATCGCCCCCTGGCCTGAACTCTGTTTCTATGATGACCGGCCCCTGCTCCAATTCCCGCGCCAGCCGCTCCAGGTCGGCAGGCACGTCGCGCCAGTCTGCCCGGCCATCCCAGCGCAGATAAAGCAACAACGCCGTTACTCGTTCCGGCCACAGCAGTTGTCCTCCGGCAAAGCACTCTGCCTCGCGCAATATCTCAGCCATCGTCGGCGGACCATAATCGTATCCCGCAAGGCTTGCTATCAGCGCCACGCAGCACACATAGCAGCCCGCCTGCCCGAACGTCAGCCCGCCCGCGTAAAACTCATCTTTCCAGCGCGGGTCACGCTGGCTGTAGAGGGTCATTTCTGGCGACGGCCCCTCCCCCCGCAACGTCTCCAGCAGCCGCTCCAACCGCTCCGCCTGCTCCCGCATCGTGGCAGCGGCAGTGGCGATGTCGTCAATCTGTGCTGTCGTTATCTCCATCTTTCATCACTGGCCTGTAGCCTGGAACCGGCTGCAACCGCCCCATAATATCGTAGCGATAGAAAGTGACTTTTTCCATCGTCCCCGCGGCGATTGCCTTGCGCATACGGACGCGGATGTTAGATTCGCACAACTCCTCTTCCGCTGCTATTTCCGCAACCGTGACCACGCCCTTCGGGCGCGGCGGGTCAACTTTCTTCCCCAGGCCGAGAGCATCCCGCCATGCCGCACGAATTTCGTCTTCCGTTGCGCCTAGTTCCCTGTCTCCACCCACGGCTTTTTCCTTTTTGGCCAAAATAGGGACGGCTCCTGTAGCCTGGCGTTTCCGTCACGGCACACGAACACCAGGCCGCCGACTGGCTCTACCCTGCCCGCACTGCCCCGTCGCAGTGGATAGGCTCCTGCCAGTTGCCAACCTGGGCAGAAAACGCATTTAGTTTTTACCGCCCCTGCCGGGCCTGCGAAGTAGTGTCCATGCGCACGGAGAACCCAATCCGGCGGGGTTTCGCCACGGCGAATGTATGACAGCATCGTCTCTGTCGCCTGACGCTCTGCGGCTGGTGTGCGAGTATGCTCGCGATAACTGCCCGTGCACGGATGATGCGCAATGTCAAATTTCTTGCCGCGCACAACCAGCGGCAACCAGTCCCAAGAATGGCGTATCTCCTGCTTATCATCTTCTCTGACAACTTCCCTTTCCAAGAAATTGTCAGGCTCTGCTTTCAGTTCTCGTGCGACCGCTTCTTCTAGGTAATTGTGTGCCCCAGTGTGCGCCTCCGTACCCCGCACGATGAACAGGCAGTCGGCCCGCTCGGTCACTGGTGCATCTTTGTGCGTCAACAGGTCAACTGAATGCCTCACAATGTCAGCATCGGCAAGACTGATAAGCTCTACCCCATCGTGCTTGTTTTTGTCATTCAAATCGCCATTGATGACAATGTACAACCTGGCCCCCAGTTCGGCAACAAGGGCAAAAACGTCCTCATGCCAGAACTGTTTCCACGCCGCCCACATGTATAACTGAACGCTAGAGGCACGGTATGTCCCCCCATCGTCCAGTGTCACCGCAGGCAGGCATAGGCCAATAGTAGAGTTGATATGCGTGTCCGCGACAACGGCCAGCACAATCGGCCTTGGCTTTTTAGCCAAGCGACTACCCGCCCCCCGCTGGTTCCTCTTGCAAAGGTTCTGTCATTGTCAATTACCTTTGAGCCATGCCGTTATGGCCGCGGCCAATGGCCCAAGTGCCGTGTTTGCGCCTGACCAGATGCGCTGCTCTTTCCACAATTTCTTGACATCAGCCTCCACAGCGTCCACGTCATCGCGCAACTGCTCGCGCTCCCTCTGCCCCTGCTCCATGCGGGCTAGCGCAAGCTCAAATGCATCCAGCCTGCGACTGTGCCCGCGCCGCTCTTTCTTGGCTTCGACTAGCTCTGTACCTACTTGCTCCTGTCTCTTATACACATCTCCGAGCCCACGAGACTAGGCATGATCTCGTATGCCGTCTTCTGCTTGAAAAAAAAAA